CACAACTGATTGGCATTATCATTGTTTTAATTGCGGATACAAAGCAGGTTTTACATTAGGTCGTCCTGTGACACTCAAAGCAAGATGCTTGTTAGGTTGGTTGGGTGTAAGTAGTATTGATATAGACTGGCTTAATTTAGAAAGTTTAAGACACAAGAGCATTACAGATATATTAGATGACAGAACTGTCCAGCGTAAGAAGATAGAGTTTAAGGAAATAGCATTACCTGAAGAGGCACGCGCAATAACACAGCATGATAAAAAGTTTGTTAGTTATTTAAAAGGAAGAGGATTAAAGTACGACGAGTACCCGTTTATGATTACTCCTAGAGGCAAAGCACGTTACAAGAATAGGATAATCATACCATACACAAACGATAATAAGATAGTAGGATATACATCGCGTTTCTTAGATGACAGATTACCTAAGTACTTAAACGAGCAACAACCTGGTTACGTGTTTGGATTAGATTTGCAGAAAGAGAATTGGCAGTATGCTATAGTTACAGAAGGAATACTTGATGCGATAAGTATCAATGGATTAGCAGTCCTGCATAATGAAATTAGCAACGATCAAGCACAGCAGTTAAAACAACTGTACAGAGAGATTATAGTCGTGCCAGATCAAGATAAAGCGGGACTAAAGCTAGTAGAAAAGGCTATTGAGCACGGGTTTAATGTAAGTATACCAAAGTGGGATGATAAGGTTAAAGATGTAAACGATGCTGTACAGAAACATGGTAAAATAGCTACAATGCTGTCTATAGTTAATAATAAACAAAGCGGATTTAAGGCAGAAGTACTAACGAAATTTAACAACAAGTTTAAGTGAACGAATACGGTAAAAAGTTTAAGTGAAAGAATACGGTAAGGATATACAAAAGTTTTTCTTAGAGATGATGCTTGGCGATGCTGAGAGTTATATTCGGGTACAAAATATTTACAATGTTGAGAACTTCCATGCTGATTTACAAGAAATTGCAGAGTTCATAAAGACACACTCAGATAACCACGGTACGTTACCGACCTATGAACAAGTTACAGCCACTACAGGTCTTAAAGTAGAACCTGTATCAGAATTAACTGCCGGGCATTATGATTGGTTTTTAACAGAGTTTGAAGGATTTACACGTAGACAAGAATTAGAACGTGCAATACTACAAAGTGCAGATTTATTAGAGAAAGGTGAGTATGATCCTGTAGAAAAAATTATTAAAGATGCAGTACAGATTAGCCTAACTAAAGACATGGGCACTGATTACTTTGCAGATCCTAGAGCTAGACTCTTAGCAATTAAAGAAAACAACGGACAAGTTAGTACAGGATGGCCGATGCTTGATAAGAAGTTGTACGGTGGGTTTAATAAAGGCGAGTTACAGATATTTGCAGGTGGATCTGGCTCCGGTAAGTCGTTGTTTATGCAGAATTTAATAGTTAATTGGGTAGAGCAAGGACTTAATGGAGTGTTTATAACACTAGAATTAAGTGAGAATTTATGTAGTTGGCGTATAGATTCTATGATGACAGACACAGCAACTAAGCAAGTATTCAGAGACTTAGATAACGTTGAGATGAAAGTTAAGATGCTAGGAAAGAAGTACGGTAAGCTACGTATTAAGTACATGCCAGCACAGAGTACAGTTAATGACATTAGATCTTACGTTAAAGAACTAGAGATACAACATGGCATAAAGATGGACTGTATGTGTATTGATTATTTAGACTTATTAATGCCAGTTGGTACTAAGGTTAGTCCTGAGAATTTGTTTGTTAAAGACAAGTACGTATCAGAAGAGATAAGAAATCTAGCAAAAGAGCTAGACATTATTATGGTAACAGCATCGCAGTTAAACAGGTCAGCAGTAGAAGAAATAGAGTTTGATCATAGTCATATTTCGGGTGGTATTTCTAAAATTAATACAGCAGATAATGTATTCGGTATTTTTACAAGCAGAGCAATGCGTGAAAGAGGAAAGTATCAAATACAGTTAATGAAAACACGTTCTAGTTCGGGTGTAGGACAAAAAGTAGAACTAGAGTTTGACATGAATACTCTAAGAATTACAGACGAGGGTGCAGAACTTGAAGATACACCGACATCAAGTGAGATAATGTCAAAAATTAAAATAGGAGCTCCGAGTATACCTCCAGAGAATACACCAAAAGTAAAAGCAAATACATCAAATACGCAAAGTGCTAAATTGCAGAGCATGTTGAATAGCATTAAATCTAAATAAATACAGCAACTACTAGGGGTCATTAATGCAAAAACGGACAAGAAGCATTCTTGAAGAACTTGAGAATTTTCATATTGAAAGTGATAAGAAACATATTATTAGGAGTCGTGCCGATAGCCTTATTGAAAGCGCAGGTAGATTGTTAGATTTAATTTCTGAAACTTATACTAATGAAGAAGCTGAGAACTTATCCCGTAAGTTATTGAATTCGATAAAAAGTGGTGATAATCGTAAGTTTCAACGTAGTCTAAGGAAAATAAATGAGGGTAAAGGAAGTAATTAACGAAGGTCTAATGGACCATGTCAGACGGTTTGTTGGCTCTATTAAAGGTAGTGGATTCTTAAATGCTTTTAAAGAAGCAAAGCAAGACAGCAAGATTCGTGATGCCGCAGAAGGATGGCTTAATACTTGGAAGTTCCGTTTGGCCGACATAATAAAAAGGAACAAAGGTCAAGTCCCATCACAACAAATAATACAAGCAGAGTTATCACAGTTTATACACGGTGATATGCAAGTGCCGCAGAGTAGATACTCACAAAAAGGAATACAAGAATTAGTAGATTATAGTACTAGTGGACAAATAGGTACCAATAAGTCATTGAACTATATGACAGCATTGTTTACATTAAGCTTAGTACCGGTAGAAGAGCTCGAACCAACACCTACAGTAAGTGCAGAGATGCCAGCAGTACAAGCAGTAGTACCGTTTGGAGAAGAAGTACCAACAAGCGAGAAGCGTCCTGGTAATATTGTACCTGTTAAAGCTGTAAAAGCAGACGGTGCAATATTTGTTAAGTTTGACGGAGCATGGTTCTACGATATGGATGGATCCGGCATTAAGTTTAAGTTAAGTCCGACCCCAATAGAAAATCCAGTCGGATTAGAAATGGAAGATGCAACGGAAATGCCTGTTAGGATTGGACCGTCGGGTACTAGAACGCTAAGACGATTAAATCCAACACAAGCACAGCAATGGCTAGGTGGGCGCATGCAACAAGCAAGAGGAGAATAAGATGGAAGAAGAGAACATTAATGAAACTGAGAGCGAAGTTTATTTTTTAGCACGGTTAAGAGATAAAATAATCTCTACAGGTAGTGAAGTAATATTTGAAACAGATGATGATGCTGAAGAAGAGCCTGTTTACTTAAAGATGCATGATGAGTAATTTCTCTTTCCTACAAGACCTAACTGAAGCAAGAGTATTCAGACGTTTATCTGAAGTTAAGAATATGGATGTTGATCAAGTAGCGTTAATAATGCTGAACTACTTTTATGCGCTTATGATATTGTGGCATGAAGACCAAAAGACAGCAATAAAATATGCTAAGTCCATAATGGTATATCCTACGTTTAAAGAGTTTAAAGTATCGCAACCAGACTTATATAATGCAATGGTTATGCTAATGCAACAAGAGAAGTACTTCGGTAAGCAGTCTAGTTTCTCATTACCTGAGTTACGTATAAGAAGAATATTGCGAGATATGGCTAACGGTAGAGTAGATGAACGTGATTTCTATCAGCTAATGCTAATATTAATGCGGGAGACTAAAGGTACTAACGATATGCATCAGAAGTTAAGAAGACAAATGCATGACTACGATAGAGCAAGCGTATTTGATAGAATACGTAATATTAGACATCTACTGTTGGCAATACGTAAAGGTGTTAGTATATATCCTGATCTACATGCCCCACTCCAGAAAGCTTTGAACAGACTGACATAAATAAGTGTAAGATACAACGGTTGTTGTCTCTACAAACAAAGAATAAAGGAGTCTATTATGGCATCAGTAACTAAAGTACATGGTAATCATGGCGCATTTGAAGCAGTCGGTCGTGACATTGCTATTTCAACATTTTCTAAATCTAACATGACACAAGCAGAATTAAATGATGTTTGTGATTTTGTCATGACAACTAACACTATTACAGCAGTTGGTACATTTGAAGCAGGCGTAACTGACGTAGTTACGGTTATTACTGAAGGTCCGGCAATTGCGGCAGGTTCTAACTTCGGTGGCGTAACAGGTGTTACATCAGCGGCATTAGCTAACTACTAAGAGTTAATCTTACGTAGTGCTTTAAGCACGTAAAAAAGCCTGGTTTTTTAGCCAGGCTTTTTTTATGACGTAAATAGCGACATGGATAATTTAAAAGACGTTAAAACAATTTACGAAAGCCCAGATGGCGGCAAGACTGTTTATGCTAGGCAAATAGGTTCTAAGGAACGTAGATTAATTGTAACAGACGACACAGAGAATTGGCGTTACTATCTTAGATACAAGGATTGGGATACCTTAGCAATAGAAAACCCGGCTATAAGAGAAACATTAGAACAACTTAAAATCTTAGAAACCCTTTGCAACACGTAACAGTATATTCTCTATTTGATATTACTGAGACTGCTGTAGTTAGAAGTTTTAGGATTGATCAACTACCACTTGTTACTAAAACAGGTATAGAGATTACTAACGAACAAGAGTGGAGATTTCGCCGCAGACAGCAAAGTAACTATGAGGTATTATTACAAGTACTGTCGTTAAGGATACAACCGTTGATGTTAGGAGGTCCTAAAATAAAGACTAACCAATTGCTTTCTAAATATAAATTTGATAAGAAATACAAAGGTAAGCATACAGTTTGGACATTAGAGTTTGAGTTTGAATCAGTAGGTGCATTAGCAATTGCGGATGATACTGTAGGTGCGTTATATCAGGATTGTAATAATGTTCCTATGTTACAAGATTTAACCGAAACAGTACAGTTAAACGCAAACTTAAAAAGCTAGTTAAAAAAGAGTTCACAGCTGATTCTAATGAATTGATTTCAAAGATAGGCGACACGTACATTGTTTATAATCAATATCAGATTATTCCAGATGATAATAAGTTTAACATTTACGAAAAGAATGGTAAGCTAAAACATCTAGTTACTACATATACATCAGCTAGTGCAATATCATGGTGCATAGCAGACAAGAAAGAAGAAATAGAGTTAGCAAACAACATAATAGCATGTGACAATAAAATAGAATTCTTACTAGGTGATATTACACATACCAAACAAGTATTAAAGAATACTCCTTCATCTCATCGAGAAGGTGTGCTATTAGCAAGACTTCAAGAATACAATCTTAAACACTACAAGTTAAAAGGCAAGTTACATAAATATATACAACGAGCTAAATACATCAAAAAATTAGGATTGGACAATGAATCTAAACGAACTAGCAGAAAAAAACACGTCATCGAAGTACGCTAACACTTATAAAGCGCAATTCGGAGTAGATATCAACCTTGATGCTCTTACTCTTAAAGAAACCTCTAAATTATTAGTCAAGTCACAAGAGCTTATTAGTGAATTTAGACACTCACATAAATTTCACACCAGCCAGAACGATTCGTCGTACATGCAAATGTTAATGCTTGCAGAAACATTAACTGCAAAAGTACTAGAATTAAATGAAGCAGGCGATCCTGGATCGTTTGGTGGCAACAACACAAATACAGGAAAAAGTATGAAACCAATTATTCCGGGACAGATGTCAGGCGAGTATGCTAACGCCTTAAAGAAAACAGCAATGGGAGAAGATATTTCCGCAAAGGAATACAAGAAACTTAAAAAACGTGGCATTAGTGAAAGTTTACTAACTGTATTAGACAGTAAAGATACTGCTAGAGCATTTATGCGTAAGATTGTAGAGTCTAAGCGTGTACTAAACGAAGATGAAGTTTCATCAGCACAAGTTGTACTAGCGGCACAAGATATGGTCGACAGAGTACAAAAGATGGTAGAGGACATGGTTGATTTACAACACAAAGATGTTCCAGCATTAGCAGACACTATGAAATCAGAAATTGGTGTTGATCAAGCTACACAGTTTAAAGACACAATGTCAGCGGCATTGCAGACATTGTCAGACACATTAAGTGATACTAAAACTCAAATGGATGGCGCTGTAGCAATAGTTACAGGTGAAGGCAGTCTAGCAGATCCAATGGGTGAGTTAGCAGGTGTAGACGCAGGCATGCCGCCAATGGACGAATTAGGCATGGATGACATGGATATGGGTGCAGATTTAGATGGCGACGGTATTCCAGATGATGCTCCAGTAGAAGAGCCAATCCCAGTACCAGGCGGTGATATGGAATTAGGAAGAGAGAGAAGATAATGTCAACCCTGATGGAAGACATTAGGTCTGACTTAGTTAATATATTTTCAGAACGTAAAGAGCAACCGGTCCAAGACGTAAGTAACTTTAATGTTGATGAAGCACGTAACGCAATTAATGAAATGCAACATAAACTTAATAACTTTACTAATGAGTTAGAGGCAGTAATTGTACAGTACATGAAGCCAGAAGTTGCCCAACATTGGCAACAAGCTGGTCTAGCAGATTTAAGAGTATTAGTTGGCGCAGGAGCAGGCGGTTTAGATGGCGGCGTATTAGAGAGTTTGCAAGAGTTAGTAGATAAAGCCGAAGAGTACGTAAAGAAATGAAAATCAAAGAGCTATACGAATCTGAAGAAGAGAAATTAACTGCATTAANGAGCCGACGATGAGGATTCTGCATCTACGTTAAGTGTAGATGCTTTTGTATCAATAGCAGATAGAATGGGTATGTCATTAGACTATGACTCATTAAGTGATATGATTGAAAGAGGTGCTTTAAGTAATGTTGTAAGAGACATAGATAAAAATAAAATAACATTCTCAAGCGAAAAAGAAATTACAGATCAGGGTATGTCAGTAGACAAAGCCCGTAATACAGTTAATAACATGGCGAAAAGGGCTATGAATAAAAACAGAGGGTAATATGAAACAACGTTCAGAATTTGAAGCATTAATGAGAAATGCAGGTTTAGACATGCTTAAAGAGTATGATGCTAAAGATATTTATAAAGGCGGATATAAAGACGGCAAATATCCAGACGGAAGTGAACCTAAAGGTTATGACAAAGACGGCAACTATCCAGACGGAAGTAAACCTAAAGGTTATATCGATACTCTTTCACACGAAGAACAACATGGACTTGTTA